GAAATTGGGGAACAACACCCGAAATGGAAAATGAAAGTGAGATCATACGGAAATGGAAGAAAATTTATGAAGAAGGGATGGATTTCATGGCGAATTGGGTAGTGCCATTGTATAATACCTGCTTCTGCACGATTTTGGTCAAAGCGGTAAAAGCTGATTTGAATAAATCAAATAATTCGTCGGAAATCATTCAAACGACATTTGAGATTCTGGCGGATTATATTGATGAGGGCAAAATAAAGTTTGAACCTCATATATCAGAAAGTGTCTGCAATTCCGTAAAGAGAAAGCCGGATATGGTTCGCAAATTATCGGATTATATCATTGAAACCCTTACCCCTGTCGAGGAAATAGAGGCACCGATCACCTGTAATGAACTGGATCAGATGATACCCAAAAAGGTGGATGGCCACTATCTGAATTATATAAAGACCCAATTTATGGATCGAAAGAATCCGGTTGCAGGAGAACCAAGGAAAAGTTGATACAAGATTTTCTGCAACTCTCAGGTGCTTATCCTACACTTCCCCAAAAATTCGGCTCAAAAAAGTTCAAATAGGTGGAAGCTCGGCACCATTTTGGCGTGAATTATTGTAAAACCGTAGGATGAGATCATGAATAACGATGATAGAGGGCAATCACGCAAGTGGTTGCCCTTTCTTTGTATCTGGTATGATTTGACATTCGGCAACAGTATAGTAACCCATCAAAGGAGGATTGGCCGTTATGTTTGATTATTACGACACCCTGATAACCCCGGAAGAAGTTGCTGATATGCTGAACTGCGGTATGAACACCACCTATAAGCTCTTGAAGACCGGGAAGATCAAAGCGATGCGAATTGGAAGAGTATGGAAAATTCCAAAGAGAGCAGTACAAGAATATATTGTGCAGGAAGCTCATATGAAAGCTGCTGGATGGTAATACGAAAAATGCCCACATGGATAATGACTCCATGTGGGTTTTCTGTTGCTTGAAAATAATGATTGATAACAAGATGTACATACAAATAATCTTGATGTTCATGCTGAATAATGCGTGGAGAGGAAAGAAGGTGAAATTTAATCTTTATTAACACAGCTAACATTAAGATAAGCAATCAATAGTTAAATCATTGATTGCCCAAGAAAAGGATAAGATGTGTGTTGTACATACATTTTACCGTTCTTGCTAGAGGGGGCCGCAGGCCCGTAAATATTTTGAAGAAAGGAATTGGTGATTATGAAAATAAATATAAGGCTGACTGAATC